TATCAGGTCTAGTCCACGCGGCCTCGACGGGACAGTCTCAGGATGGTTACGGAGCAGGTCAGAGACCTGTAGGCGTAACACGCAGCCTGTACGATGGCCTCATGACCGCCGCTCCTGTCGCCCGCCGCACCGAGTGCGAGCACTGCGCCGGCCCGCTGCCGCTGATGGCCCGGGCGGATGCGCGGTTCTGCTCGTCTCCGTGCCGGCAGGCCGCGTACCGGGAGCGCCGCCGTGCCGACCGTGAGCGGGTGACGGCCGAGCAGGCCGCGCGGGTGCCGGTGGAGTTGACGGAGCGTCCGCGGTGGGTGCGGTACTCGGCACGGAAGGTTCCGCTGCGCGTCGACGGCCGGTTCGCTGCCGTGGACAACCCGTCGACCTGGTCGGACTTCCCGACTGCGGCCAGGGCGACGGCCGGTGAGGGTGTCGGCTTCGTCCTGACGGCCGGTGACGGGATCGTCGTCGTCGACCTGGACCACGCGGTCGAGGGCGGGCGCATCCTGCCGTGGGCGCAGCAGATCGTGGACGCCCTGCCGGCGACGTACATGGAGCGGGGCCGATCCGGTTCGGGCCTGCACCTGTGGTTCCGCGGTTCGGTGCCGTCCGGTCGACGGATCCGTCGCGGCCAGGTGGCAGTCGAGGTCTACTCGGATCGCCGGTACATCATCGTTGGCGACCGCGTGAGCGGGACGCCGCTTGAGCTTGCCGAGCTGCATGATGCGGCCGGTGTGATTGCCTCGCTGGTCTGACGCCCTGGTGGCGCCCGGGCGGGGCTCGTTCTCCCCGCCCCTGCGCGCCCTGGTGGCGCGCCTTGACCCTGGAGGTCGCTATGGGCGCTCGTGGACCTATCGGTAAGCGCTCCGAGGAGCGCATGGGTCACCGCTCGAAGGAAGAGAAAGACTCCGTCACCAAGGCCCCGTCAGGGGCCCCAGTGGATCTGCCGGATCTCCCGGAACCGGACCCCAACTGGCACGACATCGCCACCGATTGGTACCTATCCCTGCGCGAGTCGGGCCAGGCCGCGTTCTACGAGCCGTCGGACTGGGCGATGGCCCGGTACGCCGCGGAGTTGATGTCGCGGGGCCTGTCCTCGGACCGTCCGCCGAATGGCCAGTACGTCGCGGCGCTGAACAGCGTGATGACGAGCTTGCTGACGACGGAGGGCGACCGTCGCCGGGCGCGTATGGAACTGGAGCGGAAGCCGGCGGGGCCGCAGTTGGCGTCGGTGAAGCCGCTGGATGCGTACCGTGACCTCGCGGGTGGATGACGAGGCTGTCCCTGAGGTCGTGGAGCCGTTCACGATCGGGCCGACGTGGAAGCGTGGCCCGGACGGCCGGTTCATCCTGCCCGAGTACACGCTGGGCTGGCACTGCCTGGCGTGGACCGCGACGTACCTGCAGCACTATGTGGGTGCGCCCTGGCGGTATACCGCCGAGCAGGCCCGGCTGACGCTGTGGTGGTACGCGATGGACCCGGCGACGAACCGGTTCCTGTGGCGGGACGGTGTGATCCAGCGGCTGAAGGGCTGGGGCAAGGACCCGCTGATCGCGACGTGGTCGGCGTTCGAGTTCGTCGGTCCGTGCCGCTTCGGCCAGGTCGCGGACGAGGGCAACGAGTGGGGTGTCCCGGCCGGGCAGCCGCTGGGGGTTCAGCATCCGGCGGCGTGGGTGCAGATCGCCGCGGTGTCGCAGGATCAGACGCGGAACACGATGACGCTGTTCCCGTCGATCCTGTCGAAGCGGGCGATCGAGGAGTACCGCATCGACCTCGGCAAGGAGATCATCTACGCCGACAAGGGCCGGGCCCGCATCGAGGCGGTCACCTCCTCACCGAGGGCCTTGGAGGGCGGCCGGCCGACGGCCGTCAACCTGGGCGAGACGCACCACTGGCTGGAGTCGAACCAGGGCCACGAGATGGCCGCCGTGATCGAGCGCAACGCCACCAAGTCGGCGGACGGCCAGTCGAGGACTCTGGCGAACACGAACGCCTACGAGCCGGGCGAGGACTCGGTGGCCGAGCGGACCCGGGAGGCGTTCGAGTCGGCGGAGGCCGGCCGGGTGGTGGACACGGGCCTGTTCTACGACTCGCTGGAGGCGCCGGCCGAGGCAAAGCTGACCGAAGAGTGGATCGTCCCGACCCTGAGGGCGGTCCGTGGGGACTCGACGTGGCTGGACATTGAGCGGTTGAAGGCGTCGATCCTCGACGTGCGGAACCCGCCCAGCCGGTCCAGGCGCTTCTGGTTCAACCAGATCGTGGCCGCGGAGGACGCGTTCCTCGCCCCGTATGAGTGGGATGCCTGCCGTCGTGAGGATGCGGCGCTCCTGCCGAACGACGAGATCGTCCTGTTCTTCGACGGCTCCAAGAGCGACGACGCGACCGGCCTGGCGGCCTGCCGCATGTCGGACGGCTTCGTCACCGCGCTGGGCGTGTGGCAGCGGCCGGCGAACTGGCCGCAGGACGTGCCGTGGCGGGTGCCGCGCGAGGAGGTCGACGGGACGGTGGACCAGGTGTTCGCGGACTACCGACCGATCGCGTTCTTCGCCGACCCAGGCGCCGGCCACGACGACGCGGACGGTGAACGCTACTGGGACGGCTACATCGATGCCTGGGCGCAGCGCTACGGCAAGAAGCTGAAGCTGAAGGCGGTCACAGGTGGCGCGAACCGGCACGCGGTGCTGTGGGACATGCGTGACCGCCGCCGCCAGCAGGCGTTCACGGAGGCCGTCGACCGCTTCTACCGGGACGTTCTGGAGCGGCAGTTGTTCCATGACGGGCACAGGATGCTGCGGCAGCACGTGGCGAACGCCCGGCGCCGGACGAACGCCTGGGGCTACACGATCGGCAAGGAGCACCGCGAGTCGGCCCGCAAGGTCGACCTCGCAGTGTGTGCGATCGGGGCGCGGATGCTGCGCCGCATGATGCTGAACTCGACGGCGTGGGCGAAGCGCGGCACGCCAGGCAAGGGACGGGTGGTGGTGCTTCGATGACTGCGACCATCCCCGAGCTGCCGCTTCTGTCGCTGTCCGGCGACGAGGCCCAACTGCTCACGGCGCTGCGCACGGACCTGCTGTCCCAGCGCTTCAAGTTGGAGCTGCTGGACGCGTACTTCAACGGCGAGCAGCGCGTTCGAGACCTGGGCATCTCCATTCCGCCGCAGCTCAAAGGTCTCCACACGGTGATCGGCTGGCCGCGCATCGGTGTGGAGGCGCTTGAACAGCGCCTCGACTTGGAGGCGTTCCGCTGGGCGGACGGCACGGACTCGTCCGATCTGGAGGAGATCGCCGAGTCGAACGACCTGTACGACGAGGCGAGTCTGGCCCACTTGGATGCGCTGACCTATGGCCGCGAGTACGTGGCGGTCGGTTCGGGTGAGGCGGGCGACCCGCCGCTGATTACGTTCGAGTCGCCGCTGGATATGACGATGTTCTGGGATGCGCGGCTGCGGCTGGCGACGGCCGCGCTGCGGGAGTCGGTCGAGGACGGGGTGCGGATCGCGACCCTGTATCTGCCGGATCAGACGGTGTACGCGGCCGAGGTGGATGGGGGTTGGGAGGTCTTCGACCGGGACATCCACAACCTGGGCATGGTGCCGGTGCTGCGGATGGCGAACCGGCAGCGCACCGCGGACCGCATCGGCAAGTCGGAGATCACGCCCGAGGTCATGTCGATCACTGATGCGGCGTGCCGGCGGCTGATGGGTATCGAGGTGGGCGCTGAGTTCTTCCAGGCGCCGCAGCGGTACATTCTCGGCGCCTCAGAGTCGGCGTTCCAGGACGCGGAGGGCAATCCAACGGCGGCTTGGGAGACCTACCTAGGGCGCTACGTGGCGCTGGAACGGGATGAGGATGGCGAGGTCCCGACTGTGGGGCAGTTCGCAGCTCATGACCCGTCCGGCCAGACGAAGATCATCGACCTGTATGCGCGGATCATGGCCACCCAGTTGGGCCTGCCGCCGCACATGCTCGGCTACACCAGCGACAACCCGGCCTCAGCGGACGCTATCCGCTCGTCAGAGGCGATGCTGGTGAAGAAGGCGGAGCGGCGGATTCGCCGGTTCTCCGCGACGCACCGGGACGCCATGCGGCTGGCCCTGTGGTTCCGAGACGGCGAGCCGCCGCCGAAGGAGAACCGCATCGAGTGCGTGTGGCGCAACCCGGCCACGCCGACGATCGCGGCGCAGACAGACGCCGCGGTGAAGATGGTCCAGGCGGGCATCCTGCCGGCCGACGGTGACGTCGTGCTGGAGATGGCGGGCCTGAGCGAGGATCAGCGGCGCCGGGTTGCGGCCGAGCGGCGCCGGGCCCAGGGCAACGCGCTGCTGCAGCGACTGACGCAGGCGGCGGGAAGCGGGCCCGAGACGCCGGAGGCCGAGGAGCCCGATGGCGACGAGGATCTCTGACGACAACGGCGCCGCTGACCGGGAACGGCGCGCGCAGGCGGCTCTGATCGCCCTGCTGCTACGGGACATGCGCACCTTGCGGCGGCTGCTCGCACCCGCGCGGCTGCGGGAGACGGTGCCGGACTGGATCGCCGCGGTGAGGTCCCTGGTGGGCCAGTACGGTGCGGCCTCGTCCTCGCTGGCCGCTGCCGCCTACGAGGAGCAGCGTGAGGCGGCCGGTATCCGGAGCCGCTACTCGTCGGAGCCCGCCCCGGCGCCGCCGGACGAGCAGGTCGAGGCGTCGCTTCGTTGGGCCGTCGCAGATCTATGGGACGGCGGCGATCTGGAGACGGCCCAGTCGAAGGCGGAGGGCGCCACGCAGAAGCTGGTCCTGGACCAGGGGCGCGACACGCTAAGGCAGGCGGTGCGGCAGGACCGTGACGCCGTCGCCTACGCCCGGGCCGCCGCGCTCGGGGCGTGCTTCTTCTGCAAGCTCATGGCGTCACGAGGAGCCGTCTACAAGACGGCAGGAACGGCAGGCCGGGAGGCCAACGACCTCTTCTCAGGCGACGCCAGCGTCGTGAAGTTCCACGACAACTGCCACTGCACGATCATCCCGGTGTTCCGCGGCCAACGCTTCGAGCTGTCTGAGCACGCGGCCGAGTGGGACCGGCTCTACCGCGAGTACGCGCAGGGCCACCCGGGCGACCAGCTGCGCCTGTTCAGGCGGGCGCTCGCCGAGCACGACAGCAATCCGCTGCCGGGCTCGCACTGACCAACCCCTACGGCCGTCCCGGTGGCGGCCTCTCTCAGCCCCTGGAGGGCGACTTCACCATGCCCGAGAACGAGGAGACGGCCGAGCAGGTCGAGACGGAGCCGCAGGAGACCGCGACCGCCCCGGAGGCGGCGCAGGCGAAGGCGGATCCGTGGGCGGACCCCGAGGCGGCGCGCAAGGAGATCGAGAAGCTGCGCAAGGAGTCCGCTGGCTGGCGCACGAAGTACCAGGAGACCAAGCCTCTGGCGCAGAAGGCGCGGGAGCTGGAGGACGCGCAGAAGACGGAGCAGGAGCGGCTCACCGAGCAGCTCACCGCTGCCGAGCAGCGCATCCAGTCCTTCCGGCAGCGCGCCGTGCGTTCCGAGGTGAAGGCCCTGGCGGCGGCCGAGTTTGCCGACCCGGAGGACGCGCACGCGTTCCTCGACCTCAACTCCTACGTGGATGACGACGGCGACGTCGACACGGCGGCGATCCAGCAGGACCTGAAGGAGCTGCTGAAGCGCAAGCCGCATCTCGCCAAGCCGGCCGATACCTCGCCGCGGGCGCCGAAGGCGGACCGCACGCAGGGCTCTTCGGGCAACGGCAATCGAACCCCCAACGATCCGGCGGCTGTGTTCGCCGACTTCATGACCCAGGGCCTCGCACGGGGCCACTGAGAGAGGTAGCCCCCGATGGCGACGAATCCCATCAAGCTGTCCACCATCGACCCCGTTTTCCTGCCGGAGACGCTGGTCGGCCCCATCTTCGAGAAGTCCGTCGAGGGCAGCGCCGTCATGAGCCTGGCCCGGCGGGTGCCGCTGTCGATGACAGCGAACACCGCGGTGCCGGTGCCGCTGGACGTCCCCATGGCGGACTGGGTGTCCGAGGGTGGGCGCAAGCCGCTGTCGTCCGGCGGTGTCGAGGTCAAGCAGATGAGCGGCAAGAAGATCGCCGTCCTCATCCCTGTGTCCATGGAGGTCGCCCAGTCCAACGCGGCCGGCCTGTGGACGCAGCTCCAGCGGGATCTCCCTACGGCGTTCGCCCGGGCCTTCGACATGGCCACGATCCACGGCAAGAACATGAAGGGCGGCACCGGCCCGTTCGCCGACTACTTCGCCGCCACCTCGAAGGCGGTGGCGCTGGGTACGACGGCGCAGAACCAGGGCGGCATCTGGGGCGACTTCGTCTCCGGCATGGAGGAGATCATCGACGACGACTGGGATTACACCGGTACCGTCGCCGACAACCGGCTGAAGCCGAAGCTCCTCGCCGCGACCAGCACTACGGGCGAGCCGCTGTTCGTGGCGACCCGCCAGCCCGGCGCCGGCACTGGTGCGGCGCTGCAGGGTGAGCTGATCGGTGAGCCGATCGCCTACTCGCGGAGCGTGTCGGGCAAGCTGCGCCGCCAGTCCACGAGCGTGGACAGCGGCCTGCGGGCGATCGGCGGCGACTTCTCGCAGGCCGCCTACGGCGTGGGCATGGAGATCAGCATCCGCCTGTCGCGTGAGGCGACGTACATCGATGAGGACGGCGGCGTCCACTCGGCGTTCCAGGAGAACCTGGTGCTCCTCCTGGCGGAGGCGTACTACGGCTTCGTTCTGGGCGACGCCGAGGCGTTCGTCAAGTTCACCGGCACTCCGAGCGGCAGCTGATGGCCGCGGTCCCGGCTTCCGCGCCGGGCGGGACCGCGCTCAGCATCGTGGCCCGCGTCCATGCGATGCCGCCGGAGCACAACGCTGGCGCCGAGCACATGCTCGTCTCCATGCTGCGGCCCCTGGTGGAGCGCGGGCACGACGTGTCGGTGTGGCTGTCCCGGTACGGCAAGGCCAGCAAGGTCTACGAGTACCGGGGCATCCGCGTGGTGCCGCTGGAGGCGAGGCTCGACTTCCCCACAGCGGTCCGCAAGGCGCACGTGCTCATCTCACATCTGGAGTGCGTGCCGTCGACGGCGGCTCTGGCTCGCGGGTACGGCAAGCCTGTGGTGGTGGTCTGCCACAACACGCACCGGCCGACCTTTCGTGACATGGCGTCGGGCGGCACTGCTCTGGCCGTCTATAACTCCCGCTGGATGCAGGCGGAGGCGGAGCTGTTCTTCGCCGAGTACCCGAAGTCCGTGCGGCCCGAGCGGTCGATGATCGTGCGGCCTCCGGTGTTCGCCGATGAGTACGCGACGAAGCCGGGCAATGCGATTACGCTCATCAACTGCAATCCGGAGAAGGGCGGCAGGGTCCTGGAGGCCCTGGCGCGCCGCATGCCGGAGCAGCAGTTCATCGCCGTCCGCGGCGCCTACGGCGAGCAGATCCTGCCGGACCTGCCGAACGTCGAGATCGTCGACCACGTGCGCGGCGAGGAGATGCGAGAGAAGGTGTACGGCCGCACGCGGGTGCTGCTGATGCCGTCCTCGTATGAGTCGTGGGGCCGGGCCGGCGTCGAGGCGCTGGTGAGCGGTATCCCCGTCGTGGCCCATCCCACGCCCGGCTTGTGCGAGTCGCTGGGTGAGGGCGGCATCTTCGTCGACCGGAATGACGTGCCCGGCTACGAGGCGGTGCTGCGGAAGCTGTTGGCGCCTGCCGAATACCGGCTCGCGTCGAAGCGCGCTCGGGCCCGGTCGGCCGAGTTGGATCCGACCGCTGAACTGGCCGCCTGGTGTGACGCCGTGGAGGCCCTGGCCTAGGAGGTCGTCATGGCGTTCGTGGCACCGACGGCCGAGCAACTCGGCCTGTACCTCGGCCTTCCCGAAATCGACGGTACCCGGGCAGACCTGCTGATCGAGCAGGCCGTAGCCCTGTGCGAGACGGTCGTCAAGCCGCTGCCAGAGCAGGCCACTGCGGTGGTGTTGTCGGTGGCTGGCCGGGCCTACGTCAATCCGCAGCAGGTGTCCTACGAGACGATCGGCCCCATGTCGGTGCAGCGCCCCCAGGGTTCTGGTGGTCTGTATCTGACGCGGGCCGACAAGGCTGCCCTGAAGAGCGCTGTTGGTCGGGGTGGGGCGTTCACCGTGGACCCGACGCCGGCCACTGCGGATCCGTCGCCGACCTACCCGGTTGATGACGGCTACGGGCCGCCGCTGGAGTACGAGCCAGGCTGGGGGTGGGTGTAGATGCCCGCCCCCTATCCGTTCGGGGAGACGGTGCGGATCGTGCGCACCGGCCCCTCGCCCGGGCGGGACCCGCGCGGGCAGCCGCTACCAGGCCCAGACGAGTCGTTCGACGTGCCGGGCTGCGTGGTCGCTCCGCGGGAGTCGACGCCGGCGGTGGGTGGTTCGGAGCAGCAGGGCCGGGACACCGTCATCGTCGGCTGGACCGTCTACGCTCCGGCCGGGACGCAGATCCGCACCACCGACAAGGCCCGCATCCGCGGCGTCGTCTGTGAGATCACGGGTGAGCCCGGCGACTGGGGCCGCAACCCGTTCACCGGGCTCCGCGGTGTGGTGCAGTTCGCTGCCGACCGGGTGACCGGCTAGCCGCGGGCTTGCTCAACGGCGGCGATCAGCTTCTCGGCGGCGTCGTTGCTCTTGCGCGGGATGGACAGGCTGTACGGGTCCTCATACGGCGGCCGACCGCCACCCCAGGAGCCGGTCGGCTTCTCCGGGGCGGGCTGCGTGTCGGGCATGAGGAACTGCACGTAGCCGTGGAACAGCCGGTTGCCCGGCTTGAAACGGCTGCCGGTCACGTCCGCGGCCCTGATCCGCACCGGTGCCGGCTTCGGCCCGATCGGTGTCTTTGTGATGGTGACCCACTCGCCGTCGAAGCTGATGCGTCCGAGCACGCCTTTGACGTCCATACGCCCCCCTTTGAGTCGTGAGGAGTTGAGGGTATGGCAGCGCGATTCAAGATGAAGCGGAAAGGCGTGGGCCAGCTCCTGAAGTCGGAGATGATCCGGGCAGATCTGGTGCGCCGCGCTGAGAACATCAAGGCGACCGCGGTGGCAATCTCCCCGGTCGGCGGTGCGGGAGACCCGCACCCGGGCCAGTACAAGGGCAGTTGGGAAGTGAGCAGCACCCGCCGTGGTGGCAGGCGCCGCGATCGCGCCGTGGCCCACGTCCGCAACGGCGCCTATTACGCCCGATGGGTGGAGTACGGCACCGAACGGGTCCCCGCCCACCACGTCCTGCTGCGGGCCGCGGCCTCGGGTGGCGACTGATGGCCGCCGTCGGCTCGGTCGACGTCGAGCTGGAGGTCATCGTGTGGCTGCGCGCCCGCCTCGACCCCGACGTCGTCGTCCGCGACGAGACGGACAACAACCTGCTCAACGAGCTGCCCACGGTGCAGGTTCAGCGGATCCCGTCGGGCGGCGATGACGGGATCCGGCTCGACCGGGCGTTCATCGACATCGACGTGTACGCCGCGACGCGCGCTGAAGCGATCGCCTTGTCGACGACGATCCGCGGCCTGCTGCTGACCAAGCTGCGCGGCACCTCGACCGAAACGGCCGTGGTCAGCCGGGTGGGCACGATCAGCGCACCTGGAGTCCGCCCCTACGAGAACACCGCCCTGCGACGTGTCGGGGCGGTCTACGAGATCTACAGTCACCCGGTCTCCTGACCGGCTGGGCCCGCGCCGGACCCTGTAATCCGACCCCGCCTGCCGCGGGGTCTTCGCATGTCTGGAGACCCTTCATGGTTTCGATTACCCGCGCGGCGGACCTTCTGGAAGTCGGCGCGAACGGCGGCGGCTGGGTCGCCCCTCTCGGTACCACCTCGCCCGGAGACCCGGCCATTCAGCCGGTGTCACCGTGGCTTCCCCTGGGCGCCATCTCCGACGACGGCCTGGTGCAGGGCTTCGAGGAGGACACGCAGTCCTTCACCCCCTGGGGCTACACCGCTCCAATCCGCACCACCATCACCAGCTCGCTGCGCACGTTCGGGCTGACGGTGTGGGAGACCGGCCGCACCACCGTGCAGTCGCTGCAGTACCGCATCGACAGCGCCGACCTGGCCCCGACGTCGGGACTGACGACGTTCGCCGAGACCGCATCCCCCGTGCCGGACCGCAGGGCGTTCTGGTTCGTCGTCCTCGATGGCGACTCGTTCCAGCGGGGATTCTACGTCCCGGAGGGCGAGATCACGGAGCGCTCGGACGTCACGCACAAGCAGGACGAGATCGCGGGCTTCGAGTGGACGATCACTGCCTACCCGGACACCGCCGGCAACACCGTCTACCACTTCGACCGCGTCCCGGAGACCGAGGCGTACACCGGGTCCTGAGCTGGTGGACGGGCCGCCACCCTGGCGCGGGCCCGGCCCGTCCACCTTTCCCCCCGCCCGCGCCATGAGACGAAGGAGCCCGCGCCGTGGCGAACACGAGCAGCACCAGCAGCAGGAAGCCCCGCAGCGCCGCCCGCGCCGCATCCAGGCCCGCCGCCACCCGGCGAAAGGCCGAAGAGGTCGACGAGACGGAGATCAGCCCGGCGGAGGCCCAGGAGATCGAAGCCGAGGGCCACTACATCACCGCGACGCTGTGCGGCGAGGAAGTGCAGGTCGTCCCGCCGACGCTCTGGCGAGCCTCCTGGCAGCGCCTTCTGCAGCAGGGCCTGATCGACGCCTTCGCCGAGAAGGTGTTCCACCCGGACGACTTCGAGCTGTACGTGGAACTCGACCCGACCATGCAGGAATGGGCCGAGTTCACCGAGGAAGCGGCCCGGATGGCAGGCGAGAGCCAGGGAAACTCACGTGGACCCGCGGCGTCATCGAGGCGCATGCCGAGGCGGTAGAGGCAGACCTCCTCCGCTACTACCAGGGCGTCGACCTGTTCGACGCGTTCTGCGGAGAGATGTCGTGGCGCCGACTACGGGTCCTGATCCAACACCTGCCGCCCGAGTCGGCGACCTGGACTGCGCTGCGGAACGAACTCACCCCCGAGCAACTCGCCGAGCAGGCCGCAAAGGGTGAGCCAGAGAAGGGCCGATGGTCGCAGCTTGAACAGCTCATGGCCGCCAACCTGGACGCCACCAAGCGCGTCGAGTGGGTCCTGCAGTGCGTCAACATCGAGCAGAAATCGAAGCGCCCGGACCCGCCAGAGCCGACCCGTCGGCCCGGGGCGAGGTCACGCAAGGCGAAGCCGAAACTCACTGAGACCAGCGCCGACCGGCTGTTCCAGCTTCTACAGGGAGGCGCCGCATAGCGCCACGGAGGAGGTGCCGTGGCCGCCATCAGCGTTGGATCCGTCGAGGTCGACGTCGTCCCCAACACCCGTGGAATCAGGGCTCGCCTCCAGGGCGCCCTCGTTCCGGCAGCGGACGAGGTGGGCGAAGAGGTTGGCCGCATCATCGGCCGGCACGTCTCCACGCAGGTCGCGCAGGCCATCCGCAACGGCGTCACCACTGGCGGGCGCACGGCCACTCCGGCAGCGACCCGCCAGGGGGCACAGACCGGTTCGGCGTTCGGCCGCAGTGTGCGCACAGCGGTCGCTGCGGCGCTGCGCGATCTGCCGGAGATCCGGCTCGATGCCGATTCGACGCCGGCCCAGCGAGAGATCGCCCAGATCCGTGCGCAGTTGCAGACGCTCCTCGACACCGAGGTGGGAGTCGACATCGATGCGGGTGAGGCGATTGCCCGTATCAACCAACTGCAGGGCCGCCTGCAGCGTCTCGCCGCCACAGATGTCGACATCGATGTGCGCATGGATGTGGGGGCGGCTTCGGCGCAGCTGGCCGCTTTTCAGGCGCAGCTGAACCGCCTGGACGGACAGACGGCCACCGTCGATGTCGACACCCGCTCCGCAGCAGCGAATATGCGGATGCTCACCTCCGCCGCCATCATGTTCGGGCCTGCGATCATCCCGGCCCTGCCGGTGGTGGCCGCCGGCCTCGGCGCGATTGCCGCTGCAGCCACGGCCGCCGCTGTGGGTATCGGCTCCATCGCCCTTGTGGCCGTCCCTGCATTCGTGCAGATGGGCAAGGTCATGCAGGCGCAGAAGGCGGCCCAGGACGCGGCTACGAGCGCCACGATGCGGGGTGGCCAGGCCGCATCTCAGGGTGCTCAGCGGGCGCTGCAGATGGCTTCCGCGCAGCAGTCCCTGGCGTCCGCACACCGCAACGCAGCACGCCAAATCCGGCAGGCCGAGCAGGGCGTGGCCGACGCGGTCCGCTCCGCCTCGGAGGCAAACCGCCGGGCCAAGCAGCAGCTCGCCGACGCTGTGCAGCAGGCCGCGGACCGGCAGCGGCAGGCCGCCGAGCAGGTCAGCCGCGCCGAGGAATCCCTGGCGGACGCCCAGCGGGACGCACGCCAGGCTCAGGAGGACCTGACGGCCGCGCGGCGGACGGCGGCACGGGAGCTGGAGGACCTCAACAGCAGGCTCGCAGGTGCCCAGCTGGACCAGCGGCAAGCCGTCCTCGATGTGGAGGACGCCGAGCGGGAACTCAACGCCGTGCGGGCGAAGGGTTCAGCAGCCACCGCAGACGAGCTGGAACGTGCGCAACTCCGGTACGACCGCGCGAAGCAAGGGCTCGAAGACCAAAAGCGGGAGACGGCCCGGCTGAAGCAGGAGACGGCGGCGGCCAACAAGGCAGGCGTCGAGGGTTCTAAGACTGTGCAAAACGCGCAGGAGCGTGTTCGGCAGACCGATGAAGCGGTCGCCGACCAGCAGCGTGAGCTCACCCAAGCCCGCCAGGATGCTGCCCGCCAGCAGGTCGAGGCACAGCAGGCTGTTGCCGAGGCGCAGCGCAACGTCGCCCGCACCCAGGAGGACGGCGCCCGGTCGGTGGCCCGCGCCCAGGAGCAACTGGCGGAGGCGCAGCAGTCGGCTGCGGATTCGATCGCATCAGCCCAGCGTCAGATTGCCTCCGCGTCGCTCTCGGCGGCCGGGGGTGTGGATCAGGCTGCCATCGCGCAGGCGAAGTACCAGGCTGAGCTGGCCAAGCTCACCCCGGCGGCACGGGAGACGTTCGACGCGTTTCTCGATCTGAAGTCCGCGTTCTCGGACTGGTCGCGGGCGCTGCAGCCGGCCGTGATGCCGATCTTCACGCGCGCCCTGATAGGGCTGAAGAACAGCCTGCCCGGGCTGACGCCGTTCGTGTTGGAGGCCGCGGCCGCCATCAAGGACCTGCAAGACCGGGCCTCGGCCGGCTTCAAGTCCCCCTGGTGGCAGACCTTCAAGAAGGACCTGCGGGGCGCCATACGGCCCGCAATCATCGGGCTCGGCGTCGCCTTCGGTAACACCTTCAAAGGTATGGCCGGGGTGCTGCAGGCCTTCTTCCCGCACATGGACTCCATCTCGGAGCGCATGCAGCGGATCACGAAGCGTTTCGCGGACTGGGGCACCAGCCTCAAGGGCAGCCCTGCCTTCGAGCGGTTCCTGGCGTACTCCTCTGAGCACGCCCCGCTGCTCGCGGACACCTTCGGCAAGATCGCCGTGGCGTTCATCGACATCGGCCGGGCTCTGGAGCCCGTGTCCGGCCCGCTGCTCACCACGCTCGGCCTCATGGCGCAGGGCATCAGCTCCCTGGCGACAAACGTCCCCGAGCTGGTCATCGCCATGTGGGGCCTGTTCGTGGTGACCCGCCTGTGGGCCGCCGCCATGTTCGTCGTGAACGGTGCCATGGCGGCCTTCAACCTGATCAGCATGGCCGGGCCGTGGGGCTGGATCGTCCTGGCGATCGGCGCCGTGGTGCTCGCCGTCATCTACCTGTACCGGCGCTTCGAGTGGTTCCGCACCGCCGTACAGGCGGTGTGGTCGGCGATCCAGGTCGCCGCCCTATGGCTGTGGAACAACGCTCTCAAGCCGGTATTCACGGCCATCTGGAGCGGCCTGCAGACGGTCGGCCGCTGGGCGATGTGGCTGTGGTCGAACGCCATCAAGCCCGCGTTCGATGGCATCGTCCTCGCTGGGAGGATCCTCCTCACGGCGCTCGTCACGATCGTGTTCCTGCCGATCTATGCCGTGATCAAGCTGGTCGGGGCCATCGCCATGTGGCTGTGGTCCAACGCGATCAAACCGGCCTTTGAGGCCATCGGTGCGATCGCCATGTGGTTGTGGAACAACGCCTTCCGTCCGGCTTTCCAGTGGATCGGCGACAAGGCGAAGTGGTTGTGGGACAACGCCATCAAGCCCGCCTGGGCCGGTATCGAGGCTGGCGCCAGATGGCTGTGGAGCAACATCCTGCGACCCATTTTCAGGGCCATCCGCGAGGGCATGCAGGCAGTCGGCCAGCAGGGCATGTGGCTGTGGAAGAACGCGCTGAAGCCTGCCTGGGACGGCATCGTGTCCGTGGCCACCATCGCCTGGACCAAGGGGCTGCGGCCCGCCTTCGACGCGGTCAAGTCCGCGGTGAAGAGCGTCGGTGATGCGTTCGAGTCGGCGCGCAAGGCCATCAAGACGGCCTGGGACAAGATCTCCGGCATCGCCCGGAAGCCCGTCGAATACATCGTCAACACGGTGTACAACGAGGGCATCCGCAAGGTGTGGGGTTATGTGGCGGAAGCGTTCGGAGGTCCGCCGCTGCCGAAGTTCGAAGGGTTCGCCACTGGTGGCGTGCTGCCTGGGTACACCCCGGGCCGAGACGTACACCGATTCTACTCACCGACTGGCGGCGGGCTTGAGCTCAGCGGCGGCGAGGCCATCATGCGGCCCGAGTTCACGCGGGCCGTCGGCAGCGGGTTCGTCCACTCCCTCAACGCTATCGCCCGATCCCGCGGCGCTCAGGGCGTGAAGGCTGCGCTGGCGCCGGCATTCGGGGGTAACCCGTCGACGCCCACCGACCGCAGCCTGCGCTACGCCAGTGGTGGCGTCTTCCCGACGCAGCGGTTCGCGGACGGTGGCATCTTCGGGTGGATCAAGTCGAAGGCTGCCTCCGTTGCTGGTGCTGGCTCGGCTGTCTGGAACAAGGTGAAGGAGGCTGCCGGCTGGTTGACGGACACCCTCGAAGCCTCAGCCCGGGCCGGCGTGAAGAACGTGGTGGATCCGTTGCTGCGGAACTTCCCTGGCATGGACACGGGCATCGGCCAGCTCGTGCGCCGCATCCCGACAAAGATCATCGACACGCTGTTCGGGTACTCCAAGGAGGCCGACAAGCGAGGTGGTGGCGGCATCGGCGGCCCTCGCATCCAGGCGGCTCTGCGCTGGGCGAAGGCTCAGGCCGGCAAGCCGTACATCTGGGGCGGGGTCGGGCCGAAGGGGTTCGACTGCTCCGGGTTCATGGGCGCCATCGAGAACGTCATCCGGGGCCAGAAGCCGAACCGTCGCCGCTGGGCGACGGGCGCGTTCTCCGGCCGCACGGCGCCTCCCGGGTGGGTGAAGAACGGCAACAGCCCGTTTCGCATCGGCATCACGAACGCCGGCGTCGGCCACACGGCCGGCACCCTGGGCAAGACCAAGGTCGAGTCCAGGGGTGGCGAGGGAGTCGTCGTCGGCCCGCGGGCTCGCGGCTACAACAGCCCGCTGTTCACCGACTGGTACGGCTTCAAACCCGGCAGTTACGACAGTGGCGGCTACCTGCAGCCCGGGCTCAACCTCGCCTATAACGGCACCGGCCGGCCCGAGCCGGTCTTCACCACTGCGCAGGCCAACGCGCTCACCTCGCTGGCGGCGCGCGGCGGCTCCAGTGGTCTGGC